TGATTTTTAAAATTTTTATTTACTATCTATATCATATATTTAAACTGTAAAAAAATCAATTATTTTTTTAGAATTTTACAGAAAAACTGTTGACATTACAGTTTAACTGTAATACAATACAATCAACAAATAGATAAAGCGAGGTGATAAATTGACACAAAAGATGTTTGTTAATGATGGGGTTACCTTAAAAGCTGCACGTGTTAATGCAGGTTTGACACAAAAGAAAGCAGCGGAAATGCTTGGTATTAGTGAATTTACACTAATCAACTACGAAAAAGGGAAATCCTCCCCAGATGTTCACACACTAAAAAAGATTGAAAATCTTTATGGTGTGCCATATCATCGAATTATTTTTTTATAATAAAATTACAGTTTAACTGTAATTTTGAAAGAGGTGATTGTGTGTTAGTACAAAATCAAAAAGATTTGAAGCTAGCCAACAAAAGATACGGTCAAAAATCAACAAGGTTTGGATGGGCCGGCAGAAACGATGAGTACGCACAATACTGGCGAAAACTCATCAAGGCTAAATGGTCTGAACGCCATCAATCAAGATGGAACAAGAAGGTTATCCTATCTTGGGTAAAGCTAGCTAGAACGGCTGATTTACACGCAAGGAACGAAATGAAATGGAAAGCCTAGTATATACAGCTAGCCAAGTAGCAGAAATATTTCAAATTTCAATAACTGCAGTATATGACCTAAGAAATAAAGGCAAGCTAAAACAACTACCGAATGTAAGCGGTGTGAGGTTTAGTAAAAAAGAGGTCGAAGCACTAGCAGGAATTGAAAGTGAATACTCGGCTATTGGTTACAGAAAGTTGAAAAACGAGGTAGAACGATTAGAAAAAGAAAACAAAAGGTTAAAGAGTGAAATAAAAAAAATCACCAGCCAAATGCTAGTGATTGTAGGAGATGATTTGAATGATTAAGTTGTGTTACGCACTACGAACAATAACAGGGTTACTTGCTATTGGTGCGGTAGGAAGTATCGAACTAGACCAAATAGGCTTATGGACTGGTTTTTTACAAATGATGTTAGGTATAACCACATGGCTATTAACCAGCTATTGGCTAGATGAATGTAAGATTTATGCAAATAAAAAAGTCCGCTAGTGAAAAGTGTAGAAGAAGTTTAGCGGACTTTGTGTAGAGATATTGGAAAATACTCTACTTGTATTTTAACACAAGGAGATTTTGAATGCCAAGTTTATATGAACTAAATAAAGATTATAAAGAGTTGCAAGCGATGTTAGAGGTAGCTGAAACGGAAGAGGATATGCAAGCCATCCAAGATACTTTGGATATGTTAGATTGCAGTATCGATGAAAAAATCGAAAATACTGCAATGTTTATCCGAAACATTAAAGGTGATATTCAAGCGTTTAAGGATGAGTCCAAACGGCTAAGTGCTAAAGCTAAGACTTTGGAAAATATGACAGAACGATTGAAAAATAACATTGATCATGTCATGAAAGAAAACCAACTAACAGAAAAGAAAGTTGGACAATTTAAATGCTACTACAAAGCAAGCGAAACAGTAGAAATTGATAACTTGGATGCACTACCTGATGAGTTTAGAAAAGTAACAATCGCAGCAGACAAAGTAGCAATCAAGAAAGCTATCAAGAATGAACAAGAAGTAGCTGGTGCAAGAATTGAAACGCACATGAATTTACAGATTGGTTAGGTGAAACATGGAATTTATAGAAAAAGTAGTAGCTATTCAATCGGAATTGAAAGCACCGAAAGGACAATATAATTCCTTTGGTAAATACAACTACCGCAGTTGTGAAGATATTTTAGAGGGTGTTAAACCCTTGCTTGCTAAACATGGTTTAGTGTTGACTGTTCGAGATAGTATCGAGTTAATCGGTGATAGATACTACGTAAAAGCAACAGCAACTATCACGGATGGTAAAGAGCAACTATCCACAGATGCATACGCTAGAGAAAGCCTTGATAAAAAAGGTATGGATGCATCGCAAGTAACTGGTTCTACATCGTCTTACGCTAGAAAGTACGCACTTAATGGTTTGTTAGCAATAGACGATACAAAAGATGCTGACACAATGGACAATAGCAAAAAGCCAGCGCAACAAACGCAAGAAACTGTGTATAACTGGCAAACCCTAAAAGCTAGAGCCACACAAGGTGGTATTAGCGAAGATGATTTGAAACATTATCTAAAAGAAACGCTAAAAGTTAATGAGTCAAAAGACATGACACAAGAACTTTATCAGCAAGCGTTTAATTGGGTAAATGCTCAAAGGTACGCTAAACGATGAAGTGGAGTGTAAAAGGTATTGAACTATTACGTTCGCCGTTAGGTGTAATGGTAGTAATACCAGCACCACATGACAACGATCTATCAAAGATTACTACTGATAAAGAGTACACAGTAGAAATCAAACGTAAAACTAAATCAAGAAGTCTAAATGCCAATTCTTATTGCTGGCTCATAGCACAGAAGATTGCAGTTGAGTTAAGCAAAAATAGCTACACAACAAAAGAAGATGTATACAAAAAAGCTATAAAGGACTGTGGGCATTTCACATATGTTCCAGTCCGTGAGGATGCAGTCGAACGCTATATTCAAATATGGCAAGCACATGGTATCGGATGGCTAGCGGAAGATGCTGGCGAATGCCAAAGTCTAAAAGGGTATCACAACATAATGTGTTACCACGGCAGCAGCGTATACAACACAAAAGAAATGGCAAGGCTTATTGATTGTCTAACAGATGAATGTGAGCAACTAGGTATCAAGTTAGAACCTAGTGAATACATTCAATCACTCATAGAGGGGTGGGAGAGTGAACAACAGAAAGAAAAGGGATAACAAATTATATTCAGTAACACGAAAACAAGCCTATGAACGTGATAACGGACAATGCGTTATATGTGGCTATAGAGCAGAACAATGCCATCATATAGTGTTCCGTTCACAAGGTGGTTTAAGTGAATTAAGAAATCTAGCTTGCTTGTGTATGCAATGCCACAATCAAGCACATGGAGTGTTCGCAAAAGAGATACGCAAGCACTTATTAGAGGAAGTAGAAAAGAGGACTGATGAATATGAAAAAAATTGATGTAGTTGAACTATATGTAACAAAACGAATTGATGCGTTACAACGTGAAAATGGTGAGTATCAAATTCATAAAAAAGAAATCAATGAATTAAAAGAAGTGCTGGATGTAATCGCAAAAACAAGAACTGTTAGATGTGGCAAGACTTTAACAAAGATTAATGGTTTTGATGTTGATAAACTCATTAAACAAACCACCAGTTATCTATAAGGACTAGCCTATGAGTGATAACAAAAAGTATTACTATCTTAGATTAAAAGATAATTTCTTTGATAGTGATGAGTTGAAGATATTAGAAAGCATGAAAGATGGCTACTTGTACAGTAATGTTCTTTTAAAACTCTACTTACGAAGTCTAAAGAATGATGGAAAGTTAGTTGTTAATGATCGCATTCCTTACAACGCTGAAATGCTGGCAAGTGTAACTGGACACCAAATAGGAACAGTTAAACAAGCGTTATCAATCTTCAAGGACTTAGGACTAATCGATGTGCTAGAAAATGGTGCTATCTATATGTTGGATATTCAAAACTTCATTGGTAAAGGCAGTAGTGAGGCTGATAGAAAGAGGGAATATAGACAACGAATAGAAACAGATAGGACAAATGTCCAGACAAATCTCCGACAAATCTCCGAGAAATCTCCACCAGAGATAGAGATAGAGTTAGAGAAAGAGATAAAGATAGAGAAAGAGATAGATAGTAGTGCAAAAAGCACTACAACAAAACGCAAGCGTTTTGAAAAACCTACTCTATCTGAAATCAAACAGTACTGTATTGAAAGAAATAACAATGTAAACGCTGAACATTTCTTTGACTACTACGAAAGCAATGGCTGGAAAGTAGGAAAGAATTCCATGAAAGATTGGAAAGCAGCGGTTAGAACTTGGGAACGTAGCGAATACAGAAATGTAAAAGTGAGTAAGAAACAACAAGCCATTGATGTTGTTAATGATTTAATGCAAGAGTTTGGGGGTGCAAATGAACAATCAGCAACAGATAGTGAAAGCACTATCGATGTTACAGCTAGCGTACAGTACTGATATGCCAAAGGAACGCATGAAATTATATGTTTATAAGCTATCAGATATCAACCCAGTTACGTTAGAACAAGCGGTGAATAATTTAATTGATAGATGTAAATTCTTACCAACGATTGCAGAAATCAGAGAGGAATGTTCCGCATTAAGTGCTTTTGTAAATGCACATGAGGAACTTCCGACTGCACAAGATGCATGGGAAAGAGTGTATCAAGTAGCTAGATCATATGGCTATGAAAAGGGTTTAGATAAATTAGAGGGTTTAACAAAACAATGTGCCAAAGCAATTTGGAAGTCGTTTGACCCTCAAAATGGCGATAACTTCAACGAAACATCATGCAGGGCGCAGTTCGTTAAGAACTACGAAGTGCAAGAAATAAGAGAACGTGAGCGGTTGAGATTGTCTAATTCAATTAAAGACAATCACTTGTTATTAAAAGCAAGAGAAAAAGCAGAACGTGAACGTGCATTGATTGGTGCTGGTCAAAAGCAAATAGAAATGACATCTACAGGAAACTTGGTAGAGGTAGCAAAAGAACCAGTTGATGTAACAGAAATAATCAACAAAAGCAAAATATCAGACAAAGGTAAAGCATTATTGAAACAAGCAATAGGGGGTTAAATGTGAAAGAAAGAGTGAAAAAGTTTGATGTAAGTGTAAACGTTAGTTTCAATGTTAGTTTTCAAGTGCTGGCAAATAATGAGGCGCAGGCAAGAGTAAAGATTGAAAACTTACTTGAAATCATGAGGAATGAGGCAACAGTAGATTGCCATATTCATCCGAACTATGACGTCAAAACTAATGAAGTTGAAGTAGAGCTAAACCAGCTTAGTTATTGGTAAGTAAAGGAGAATTATGAATACAGTACAGATTTTAGGTAATTTAGCACGTGATCCAGAAGTGCGTTATACCCAAAGTGGTCGAGCGGTGGCCACATTCACAGTAGCAGCAACTAACACCTATATTGACTCCACAACAAATGAAACGAAAGAACAAACTGCTTTCGTCAACTGTGTAGCATGGGGAAAGCTAGGTGAAAGTATCGGTAATTTGCGTAAAGGCAATAGAGCGTTTGTAGAGGGGCGCTTACAGACACGCAGTTACGAAACACAAGATGGACAAAAGAAGTATGTAACAGAAGTTGTAGCCAACTTTGTAGGAACATCATTAACGAATGATGAAACTGCATCCAGCAACTTTGATAGTTTTGAACAACCACAAGATGAAAATGTTCCGTTCTAAGAGGTGATTGTATGGTTAGGATTACAGCATTTACAAATAGTGGGGTTAGGATTTTTGTAACGAAAGATTATGAAACGAAAAAAAGTTTTACAAGAGATTTAGGAAGAGCGCTTGACGGAAGAATGCAGTGCATATGGTTTGAGGACATAAACGGAATATTAGTAACTCTATCTCCTATAGGCTGCATTATCGAAGTTGAAGAAATCAAGGAGTAGTCATGTTAGTAAAAAATGAAAATGAATGGTGCTGTTGTTTTGGCGGTTATGTAGGATATCCACAAAAAAGCATGGAGGATGCGGTTAATGATTTTGCGAAAATTTATCCAGATGTGGAAGTACAAAAAGTTAGAGTTGGGAATCCATATTACTATGTTCCAACTGTTCGTGCAGACAGTGTAATTGAAGATATTGTTGAATATGATCTTGACAATGAAATAGCGGAGTGGTCGGAAGATTATCTACTAGATGTAAAACAAGAACATATAGACGAATTACAAGAAGAATTAACAACAGTATTTAGAAAGTGGGAAGAACGTAACGGATATAAAAATACATCTTTTGTGATTTTTGAAACGATTAATCCTTTTGAGTGAGGTGGTAAACATGGTTGAGTTATTAGTTGTGATGAATTGTGGAACAAGTAGATATAAAACAGAAACTTTTAAAGATAAAAACGCTTTTATTGATGCTATAGATAATGTGCAAATAGGAAATAAAAAGTTAATTTGTTTCACAGATAAATCAGGTAGATATATCGCCGTATCTCCAACTAATTGCGTAATCGAATGTACTGATTGTTAGTGGTGAGTGATGAAAATACTTGATGCTTGTTGTGGCAGTAGAATGTTTTGGTTCGATAGGGAACACAAAGAAACTGTATATATGGACAAACGAACATTAGATACAACGCTTTGTGATGGTAGGAAGTTAATCGTAAAGCCTGATGTGATCGCAGATTTCCGTAAGATGCCTTTTGAAGATGAGAGTTTTCACTTGGTAGTGTTTGACCCACCACATTTATTAAAAGTAGGTGATAAATCATTTTTGGCATTGAAATATGGTCGATTAGAACAAACGTGGCAAGAGGATATAAAACAAGGCTTATCAGAGTGTTGGCGAGTACTAAAACAAAACGGAACGTTAATCTTTAAATGGAATGAAGAACAAGTAACGTTACCGATGGTTAAATGGTTACTTCCTAATGAGCCAATATTTGGCCAACGTAGAGGTAAAACAGTATGGTTAGTGTTTTTTAAGGATAAGGAGAAATAAACATGAATAAGATTGTATCCGCTTTATTGGTAGTAGTTATGATTGGTGCGGTAGTTTGGAGTTTTGCGTTTGGTGTTCCAATGTATATGGTTTGGCAGCAACAAAAGGCAGGCGAGGCAGAACTTGCTAGAGCGGAACAAAATAGGCAAGTTGCGGTATTAGAGGCTAAAGCAAAACTAGATAGTGCGGAAAGCCTAGCACAAGCGGAAGTAAAACGTGCAGAGGGTACTGCAAAAGCCAATCAAATTATCGGTCAATCATTGAAAGGTAATGAGGCATACATCCATTGGTTATGGGTAGATACTTTAAAAGATAGTAAAGACCAAATCATCTACATTCCAACAGAGGCTGGTGTGCCTATTACTGAAAGTTTCAGATTAAAAGAAAGTAAATAGAACAATTATGAAAATCGAGTTATTTAATGATAATTTTCAGAATTTTAAAAGATATGGAATACCAAAAGCACAGTTGGTGATTGCTGATATTCCATACAATCTAGGAAACAACGCTTATGCCAGCAATCCTATGTGGTATGTAGACGGTGATAACAAGAATGGTGAAAGCAAAAAAGCTGGTAAAGCATTCTTTAATTCTGATTACAACTTTAACATTGCAGAGTATTTTCACTTTTGCAATCGGTTGCTAAAAAAGAACCTAAAGAACGTGGACAAGCACCTTGCATGATAGTTTTTTGTAGTTATCAACAGCAACCAATGGTGATTGAGTACGCAAATAAACACGGTTTTAAAAATTATATTCCTATTACCTTTAATAAAAATTATAGTGCGCAAGTTTTAAAAGCAAATATGCGTATTGTTGGTGCGACTGAATATGCGCTAGTTTTATACCGTGAAAAACTTCCTAAGTTTAATAACAACAAAAAAATGATATTTGATCACTTTGAATGGAAACGTGATAACAAAAATATCGTTCCTAGCATTCATCCAACACAAAAACCAGTAAGCGTATTGAAAAAGTTGATAGAAATATTTACTGATGAGGGTGATGTAGTAATTGACCCAGTAGCTGGTAGTGGTAGCACATTAAGAGCGGCTATGGAGCTAGGAAGAAGTGCTTATGGGTTTGAAATCGATAGAAGAATGTACGCTAAAGCTAAAGAGGAAATGTTGAGCGATGTAAAAGTACAAACAAATTTAATGGAGTTTGCAGAATAGAAAAGAGAGATAACTATGAATGAATTTCAAGAAAAAGCAATTAATGCAGCAAGAACAGTTTTATTTAATGAGTTTGGTTATAATGCTAATGAAATAGCACCTATGGATATGTATATAGTTTGGTTTTGCAAAACATTACAAAATTGGAAAGCATTGGTAAGCGGTGTACATATCAAAGAGTATATCGAGGTTACATATAATGGAGATAAACAAGAGGTTTATGTTGATGTGTATCAAAAAGCATGTAATCAATGCTTAAAAGATGGCGGTGATGATCGTTGCCAATAAACAGTAAACAAAAAGGTGCTAGAGGCGAACGGATGTGGCGTGATGTATGCCGTGCCAATGGGTTCGATAAAGTACGGCGAACTGCACAATATTGCGGTAATACAGGTGATGCAGCTGATTGTATAGGGTTACCAAATATCCATCAAGAGGTTAAGTGTGTAGAAAGGTTGAATGTATATGGTGCATACAATCAAGCGAGCAGGGATGCAAAAGTAGCTGGCAAAGGCGAAATACCTATAGTTGCATGGAAAAGAAAGTATAAGCCATTTTTAGTAGTGATGAGTGCGGATGATTTTTTCCGCATATATAGAGAAAGTGAATGGAGTGAAGAACGTAATGGAACAAATGAAAGTGAAATTGGTTAATGAATACGCACAACTACCAACAAGAGGTAGTGAAGATGCAGCTGGGGTAGACCTATATTGCCCGTTTCACATCAAAGTGCCTGCAGATAGTCAAAAGAAAATACCACTAGGGGTGGCGGTGGAAATACCGAAAGGGTATATGGGGTTACTTGTGCCACGAAGTAGTATGAGTAAAACACCATTACGATGTGCAAATAGCGTAGGGATTATAGATGCTGACTATAGAGGCGAATTAAGCATCGCATATGAAAATGTATCTTGTAGCGACTACACGATATTTAGAGGTGATCGCATCGCACAATTAATCATCGTACCAGTAGCAATGGTAGATGTAGTAGAAGTAGATGAATTAAGCGAAACAGAACGAGGTACTGGCGGTTATGGTAGTACTGGTAAATGATTAAACAAGCGTTGATAAGTGGTGCTAAATCTGATGAATGGTATACACCTATTGAAGTTGTAAGAACAATGCTTGATGTGTATCCACCTAAAAAGGGCGATAGAGTGTTGATGCCATTTGATACAGATAAGAGCAATTTTGTAAAAGTAATAACAAAAGAGTATGACGAAAACGCAGTATATGGAATAACTGATTTTATGACTAATACATATGATTTTGATTACTTAATCACAAACCCACCTTACAGTAACAAGGATGAAATTATAGCAAGATGCATAGAAAGTGGTAAGCCGTGTGTACTGGTATTACCTATTGATGCACTGGGGGGGTACAAAGGCACAAGCTATACAGTAAAACGAACATAAGTGTCTACGTACCTACAAAAAGAATTAAGTTTATAAGTGAAAATGGCGAGCATAAAAAATCGCCAGCAAACCATAGCGTGATCATGATGATTAACGCACCTAAAACAGAGATTATATTTGAATATCAAAAGGAGAAATTAACATGAACAAAAAATTAGTAGCAGAAGTGGAAGCGTTGAAAGCTGGCAAATAATATGTGTACACCTATTAGGCAATATACAGGAAATATAGAAACACTAGAAACAAAAACAAAAGATTTAAAAGCAATGGCGAATATGAATGCAGAAGTTAATAGATATGCATTTAGATATATGCAAGAGTTATTCTTCAATGCGATCATAGGTATATCGATATTCGTTTTACTGTTTGGGTTTGTGGTGTTGATTAAAGTGTTAATTGGTTAATGTATGGGCGGTGAAATATCCGCCCTATCATAAGAGGTGAGTATGAGTGCTTTTTACAGAAAAACTAGGCAGTATATACTTTCCGCATATAGCTTTGAAAGTTTAGATGAGATTAGTAGCCGTGTATATGATGCTTATAATGTAGGGGAACTTACAGATAAAGAATATCACAAGCTAGTAAAACTTATGGACTATATAGTTGAAAAGGGCGTTAAGTGTATAAAGATAGGGTTATAAGAGGTGAGTAAAATGAATGAAGAAAATAAAAATGAATTAAGTATTAGTGAACCTGAATGGCAAGCTAGATTTAGAGGAGAGTATAAGGGATTAAAAGAGCGTTACAACAAACTGCACAGAATGATTGTTAAATATGATGCTGGAACTTTAGATTTTAAACCAACGTGTCCTATAGATTTATTGCGTAGGCAAAAGGCTACTATGGGAGAGTATTTAAACATACTTGAAATTAGAGCAGAAATTGAAAATATACGTGGTTTAGAGGATGATAACACTAAAGTAAAAATCGATTATGAAATAGCAAAGAATGGGAGATTTGCATGAGTAACTATAGCGGTTACGTTGAACACTCCGACTTTTACATAAGACCTCAAAGTTACCAAGATGCATTTGATTTCTTGTGCCAGTTGGCATTTGAAAGCGAAGAAACTGTGTTCTGTATTGGCAAAGCTATTGAGTACGATAAGAGTAATGGTTTTGATGAAGATGATAATTTTTATTTAGAAGATGAAGTGATGTTTGTTTGGAATGAGGAAAAAGGAGCGTGGGTAGAGTATGATCACAGATAAACAAGGTCAAGAATGGTTACTACAAAAGCTATATGATGCTGGGTGGCGATATTATGCTAAAAATGTTGGTGGTACTGCATTTTTAACAACGAAAAAGCCAATTACAAATCAAGGTATATTAGAAATAACAAGTGGTGGTACTACAAGGTGTATTAATAACATAAGCGAAATAATGCCTGTGATTGATAGAAATGGTTTAGTAGACATTGCAGAAGAGTTAGGCATTGTTGATTGGTCAAAAGTTTCGGTTGATACACCTGTATTAGTAAGTAACGATAATAAAGAATGGGTTAAAAGATATTTTGCGAGATACGAAGATGGAAATGTATATTGCTGGCTGGGTGGAAAAACATCATGGACTGCCATTTGTGAACTTTCGATTGGACATTGGAATTACACAAAACTAGCAGAGGTATAAATACATGATATGGTTTATGTTATTTTGTTTGATAGTTGCTATGGGTAATGTGGACAATGGCTATGCAAATGCAATTATATTTATAGCTTGGTGCGTGTTGGTTTACTTGATGCTTATAAATGGTGGCTTTAAAGAGTGAGGTGAAGTGTTTGGGAGAATATGACGAAAAGAAACTAATAGAAATGGCGGTTGAGTACTTACAACCTGTTAAGTTAATTGATGTGCAGATTGCATCAATTAAGGAAGAAATCAATCAACTAAGAGCGAACCTTACATCCATAGGTGCTATTGATTACTCAAAAGATAGAGTAACAGGCGGTGGAACTCCGCAAGGGTTAGAGGGTAGCGTAGCTAGATTTCTTGATACAGTAGCAGAACGTGATAAGCGTATTGATGAGTTATCAAAGTTAAAATGCGATGCGATCACTAAGATAGATAGCCTAGATGAAAAGCTAGGGGCAATCATCTTGCGTTATGAATTTGTACTAAACAATACAACAGAAGATGCCTACAAAATGATTGGGTGCTACTCTACTAAACAAGCCAAACGATACAAGCAAAAAGCATTATTGGAATTTGGGCAAAAACTTGTCCAGTAATGTCCGCAAATGTCCGTAATTGTCCGTGTACCTATAGTTTGCTATTAGGTATAATTAATATGTAGAAGTTGCCACTAAGCGACTACTACTCACTCTTTCCTTAGGATAAATCAAACACAACAACAAGCACGCCCATGTAAGAGCGTGCCTTTGTTGTATATGGGCGAAATGGAACGTATAGCGCTAACGGTCGCAGAGTAGCAGCGCAACCATAATTGATTGTTAAGGAAACAACACTATACTTTTTTCTAATTTCAATTTGAAGTATGTGTTAAGACAAAATTTTATATGTAAATTTACTGCTAACTGATAAGGGTGGGTCGAATATCCTCACAATATATAGCTTATACATTATTAACCTTAAAGATATGAACCTGCCCTAATTGGTTATACACATTGAATACTGACAACTAGCAGCCTCCAAAAGAAACTTATTCATATTCTTGTTGTTACTTAACCTAACACGATTACGATCCATCAAAATGTTAGTTGTTGGTATTGAGTGTGTAATGATCATTGAAAACTAGGTGTGTTTCTCTTTTCCAACTTTGTATTTCTTATTCACATTTGAACTCCAAATTGCGTAAATTGTCATATCATCAACACACCTAGTTTTGAGTGATTATTGAAAACTGGAGTTATATTTGTTTCCTAGGTACTTAACACACAATATAGAGTTTTAGAAGAAATGCTAATTCCTATGTGTTACATTGACAAGAGTTCAATGGTATAACTTCGGTTTTAAATAATCAACACAATAAAAATGAATAAAACTATCACATAATGAGGTATATCTACGTGGATATATCTCATTTTTTGCATAAATCTATCAAAGGTGGTACAAGAATGACACAGATACATTGCGATAGAAAACATTGTCTAAACAATGACAAACATGGCATATGTACTGCCAAAACAATCGAATACAATGGCAGGTGTCAAACATATATTACACATAGTAGTGCAAGTAAAAATAAATGTGGCTTATGTGTTAGATCACATGGGAAATTAAAAAGGAAAGGTGGCGAAGTGCTGAAATGATTAAAGCGATTAAACAATTCATTGAAGATAGAAAGTTATTCAAACAAGCAGCCAAGGACTTAAATAATAAAGATTTACAAGCCAAGGCGAAATACGCTTACGAACATCGTGGCGATAACATGATTACACTCATTGATGGTTTAGCTATCTTGTGTGCGGTACTAATCTTAATTGGTATTGTGTGGTGTTGGATGTGAATTATCAACCAACGATAAAGAAGTTATTAACCGCATTACGGATGAATGGTAGACGATATACACTTGATGTAAGGCAATCATGGAGTAAATATGATAAGCCTTGCAAGATATATATCGTTAATCGAATGTACACAGAGGAAGAATACAAACTGACATTCCCTCATAAGTACAAAAAGGATAAGACGTTCAAACCGAAACAACTCTATAAGAAAGAAAGTGAGTATAGCAGTACTAAGCAACATGAAGTACTGCTTTTTTTAGTTAAGACATATAAAGGTGGTGAGTAACATTGACGAATATAGAAGAATTAGCACAAAAACTAACTAAGAAAGAACGCATATTCGCTGATGAATACGTTAAGACCACCAACGGAACACAAAGCGCAATTACTGCTGGATATTCAGAAAAGACGGCAAGAAGTAAGGGTAGTCAGTTATTAACAAAAATAAACGTGCGCCAATATATAGAGGCAGTCATGAACGAACGTAGCAAAGACACAATCGCAACGGCTGATGAAGTGTTGGAATACTTGACTAGGGTTGTGCGTGGCGAAGAAAAAGATGCGTTTGGTTTAGATGTATCTGTTGCCGATAAAACGAAAGCAGCCGAACTCTTAGGTAAAAGACATATGCTATTTACTGACAAGGTTAAGTTGGATGCAGAAATAGAGATTGATATATCAGACCGCATGAAACAAGCAAGGGTGAAGTCAGATGAAATACAACAAAGCGCAACTGATTGATGCGTTGGGTTCGTTCACTCATGATCCATTAGGCTTTGTTTATTTTGCATTTCCTTGGGGCGAAAAAGGAACACCGCTTGAAAAATTTGATGGTCCTGATGAGTGGCAAATCAAGATTTTAAAAAAGATTGGTGAAGAATTAAAGAAAGGCAAAAGTCTTTCAAAGGCAATTAAAATTGCAATCGCATCAGGTCATGGCATCGGAAAATCAACATTAGTATCATTTCTTATTTTATTTGCTATGGCTACACATGAAAATACAAGGGGTGTAGTTACTGCAAATACAGAAAAGCAGTTATCGTCTAAAACATGGGCGGAGTTAAGCAAATGGTACAACTTATTCATAGGTAAAGAACTGTTTGTATACACTGCAACTGCATTGTTTAGTGCTGATAAGCAATATGAGAAAACATGGCGGATAGATGCTATTCCATGGAGCGAAAGCAACCCTGATGCATTTGCTGGTCTACATAACCAAGGAAATCGCATTCTTATTATATTTGATGAGGCATCTTCTATAGCTGATATCATATGGGAAGTTGCAGAGGGTGCTTTAACGGATAAGGAAACAGAAATTATATGGTGCGCCTTTGGAAACCCTACTAAAAATAGTGGACGTTTTAGAGAATGTTTTAGAAAGTATCGCAATTACTGGCACACAGAACAAATTGATAGTAGAACTGTTAAAGTATCAAACAAAGTTTTGTTAAATGAATGGGTAGAACTCTATGGAGAAGATAGCGACTTTGTAAAAATTCGTGTTAGGGGCATTTTCCCTAGTGCATCTGATACGCAGTTTATATCCGCAACAATAGTAGATGAGGCGCAAAAGCGAATTTACAAGCCTACTGATTTTAGCAACTTACCGACAATTATCGGCGTAGATCCAGCGTGGACTGGTGGCGATACGCTAGAAATCGTTATGCGACAAGGCTATTCTATGAAATGTTTAGCCACAATAGAAAAGAATGACGATGATATGCGTATGGCTAACCTCATTGCACAATTTGAGGATGAGTACAAAGCAGATGCGGTGTTCATTGACCAAGGCTACGGAACTGGTATTTATAGTATCGGTAAATCAATGGGTAGACGATGGCGGTTAGTTGCCTTTGGTGGTGCTAGTCCTAATAATATGTACCTTAATATGCGTGCATATATGTGGGGAGAAATGAAAGACTGGCTAAAAGAGGGCGGTTCTATTCCACCTAATGACCAAGGACTATATGATGATTTAACAGGTCCAGAGGCTATCATCGATAAGAATGGGCGAATACAACTTGAAAGCAAGAAAGATATGAAAGAACGAGGGTTACCATCTCCGAATAAAGGTGATGCATTAGCCTTGACCTTTGCGTTCAGGGTCAATAAAAAAGTGAATGTAGGGAGTAGGGTTCATGCTAACACAGAGTATGATCCGTTTAAAAGAAGATAAGGGGTGATTTAATGTGTATGAAAAATAAGATGCCTAACACACCAATGCCAGCACCAGCACCAACTGTACAAACAGATGATGCTACTACAACAACTGGTGAGGAATGGTTCGCTAAAAAGCGTAAGGGTAAACGTGGTTATGAAAGTACAATTCTATCCGCTGCACCAACAGGCACTAAGAACACATTAGGGGGTTAGATATGCAAGGTACTATTTTATCAACACTTGCTAGACAACCAACTGACAAACTACCACAGAAGAAAGACTATAGCAAAATCAAAGCGAAGTTTAAGTCGATGTTCGATAATCGTCAGAAGTACATTTCTAGGTGGAAAGATATTCGGGATTATCAACTACCTTTCCTTGGTGTATTTGATGATGAACAAGACCAATCGAAAGTCTACACTGATAAGATTAATAATGGTGTGGCTTGGGAAAGTTGTCAAATATTCGCTAGTGGTGTAATGAGTGGCATGACACCGCCTAGCCGTAAATGGTTTAAACTCACGTTAGAGAATGTTGAATTAGCTGCTAATAGTAAAGTGGCGGAAGTATTAGACGATAGGGAACAGATACTGTATGCAGTATTTGCTAAGTCTAATTTCTATAACACAGTACATCAAACCTATATGGAGTTACCATTTGGTCAAGCACCTATGAGTATCATGCCAGATGCAAAAGTAGGTGTGCGGTTTACATCGTATCCTATTGGTACATACGCATTAGAGTGTGGCAGTAATGGTGATGTAAATACATTTGGTAGACGATACCGCATGACGGCTGACCAGCTAGTGGAAGAGTTTGGTTATGATGCTTGCCCTGATAAAGTCAAACGTGCCTATGACGATGGCAAAGGTAATGCAAGTACTTTTGTTGTGTGTTGGTTGGTAATGCCTAACAAAGACCGCAATGGAAAACTAGGCAATAAGAATATGCCTTATTCCTCTATCTATTGGGTTGAAGAGAGCAACACCGATGAAATACTAAGACATAGTGGTTTTGAAGAATGGGCGATACCTATTGCAAGACACACTACTCATGATCTAAGCGGTTATGGTAAGGGGTGTGCATGGTTCGCACAATCAGATGCACAGATGTTACAACTGCTTGAAAAAGATTTAGTAACCGCTATTGAACTTGGTATTAAACCACCTATGAGCGCTACATCTGATGTTATCGGTAGTGTGAATTTATTCCCCGGCGGTGTAACGGAAGTTGACACAGGCGGTAAAGTTGAGCCGATATTCAATGTAGGCATTGATGTTGCAAATGTACAAGCGAAGATACAGTTTGTATCTGAAAGCATAAAACGTGCCTATAGTGCTGATTTATTCTTGATGCTTGATAACCTAGATGCAGGACAAATGACTGCACGTGAGGTTATGGAGCGTACACAAGAAAAGATGCAACAGTTAGGTCCTGTAGTTGAACGCTTACAAAGTGAGTTTTTAAACCCAATCATTGAACGTACTTATGGCATCTTGGATAGGGCTGGAATATTTCCACCGATTGACGATGAAGTAGCGGAAATGCTGAATGGTTTAGATGTAAAGATTGAATACATCTCACCATTGGCGCAAGCACAGAAAATGTCATCCTTGGTGAATATTGAACAGTACTATGCATTCATTATGTCATTAGCACAGGGTAATGCTAACATCGTTCAGAAATTCAACTTTGAAGAGGCAGCGGACATTTACGGCGTTAATCTTGGTGTACCAATTAAAGTTATTCGTTCCAATGATGAGTACAAAGCAATCATGGCGGAACAACAACAAGCACAACAAGAGGAACAAGAGCATGCACAAGCATTACAAATGGCACAATTAGCACCTCAAATGGCTGGAGCAGCTAAACAAGCAACAGATGCAGCCAATGACGGAAACCCAGTAATGCAACAATTAATGGGTATGGGGGTGTAGATGAAAACAAAACAAGATTATATTCGTGATCGTGATATTGATGCACTTAACCACGTACTAAGTACTGAACTTGGTAGGTGGTTTTTTTGTAGGCTTTTAGACCGCACCGACATATTGAAACAATCGTTTACTGGCAATTCTGAAACGTTCTTTAATGAGGGGAAACGAAAAGTAGGTTTAGCCTACATGAATATGCTAGGTCAGATTGGCGATGGCGTAGATGGTGTAAAGAAATATCATCAAGCACAACTTGAATATATCGAACAACAAAAACTATTTGAGGCATTAACAGAGAAAGGTGAACAACCATAATGGCAGATGAAATTTTAACTGGTACGAACGATAACACAGGTAGTACAGATGGTGGTACACCGCAAGATACGAATACACAAGACCAACAACAAGACACAATCTTAGGTGGCGGTACTGACACAAGCGGTAACCAAGAACCACCTGCAGAACCTATTGTGTATGATTTCACGAAAGCATTTGAGAGTGGTGAAGTAGACCAAACAATCGCCAGTGAGTTTTCGAAGTTGCTTAATGGTGTTGGCGCAACGCAAGAACAAGCAGTAGAGATGGCTAAATTTGGTGAAAAGTATGCTACAGACCTTGTAACCGCTTACGAAACTAAAAGGCAAGAGGCTTTAGTAGAACAATACGAAAGTTACAGAGAAAACGCACAACAAGTATTAGGGAATAAGTTTGACGAAACTGTTGCTAAAGCAGGTGCAGGTGTAGAAGTAGTTGAAAAATCTATTCCAAACATTCGTGAAATTTTAGCCGAAAACGGTTTAGGTAATCGTGTTGAGTTAATTCAGTTGTTTGCAACGATTGCTGGCATGGCTAGTGAAGATAGCAATACAAGTAATAGCAAGCCAGCTACAGAAATTACAACTGAACAAGAATTAGCAAATCGAATTTATAAGGATATGTAAAAGGAGATTAATTAATGGCAATCGGAACTATGAACCCAACTATTTTAGACGTTGCAAAACGCATGACAGGTGATGGTAATCTTGACAAAATTGTTGAGGTGATGAACCAAACAAACGAAATTTTAACAGATATGACTATGCTAGAGGGTAACTTACCTACTGGTAATGTATCTACAGTACGAACTGGCTTACCTAAAGTTGCATGGCGTGTGTTTAATGATGGTGTAGAACCTAGTAAATCTGCAACTGCACAAGCTACTGACACTTGCGGTATGCTAGAAGCGTATGCAGTTGTTGACCGTGAATTGGCAAAGATTGCTAACAACGCAAAAGAATTCCGCTTACAAGAAGATCGTGCATTCCTAGAAGCAATGAACCAAGAAATGGCATCTACTCTATTCTATGGTTCTAAAGCAATGCCAGAAAAGTTTGTTGGTTTGACACCACGTTATTCTGATAAAACCGCTAAAAGTGGTGAAAACATTATTGATGCTGGCGGTACTGGTGCGAACTTAACATCTATTTGGCTTGTGGTATGGAGTCCTAATACAGTACATGGTATTTATCCAAAAGGTTCTAAAGCTGGCTTTGAAATGGAAGATGATGGTGTTGTTGATGTAGTAACAAAAGAGGGTAAAAAGTATAAGGCGTACCAAACACATTACCAATGGAAAAATGGCTTAACTGTTCGTGATTGGAGATATGTGGTTCGCATTGCAAACATTGATGTTACTAAACTCAAAAAAGATGCATCCGCAGGTGCTGATTTAATCGACCTAATGATTGATGCAGAAGAAAAAGTACCTAACTTAGGTATGGGTAGACCAGTTTGGTATATGAATAAAACTGTTCGTGGTTTCTTGCGTAAACAACTTAACGAAGGGCATAAATATCAAACTGCAGCTGGTGAAGAACCGGGTAAAATTACAGTCGATTTCAATGGCACACCAGTTAGACGAACTGATGCATTGATCATTGGTGAACAACAAGTACAATAATTTAAGGGGGTAACTACTTATGATGTTAGATAAAGATAATATGTTTTTCTTCCGAAAAGACATTACTACAAATACAAATTCCGATGTTGTTTATAATGGTGGCGCTGGAAATGCATATGTTGCACCTTGGCTTGTTATTCGCCTTGAAAAAGATGTAACTGGTACACCTTTATTCAATGTGTATACATCTGATAAGGAAAATATGGCAAATGCTGTTTTACTTCATGGTATTACGTTGCCTGCAAATTCTAAAGCAGGTACAGAGGTTGTTACACGTTTAGGTCAAGGTGCAAAAGAGTATATCAGAATTAACGCCAATAATATGACTGCTGGCGCTATTTCTGCATTCTTGGTGTTTGATGCGAATACAATCTAATGGGGGTAACTATGTTAGTAACAACTAAAAAGAAAATTTACTTATGCGATTTTGGTGTTATTGATGAGGGTGTAGAAATTGATGTTTCTGCAGAAATCATTGAACAGTTTGGTCATGAAACTTTTGAGGGTATTCCAGTTGAGGAACCAACAGAGGAACATACAGAAGAAACTGTAGAGGAAACTACAGAAGAAACTACAGAAGAAACTGCTGAGGAAACTAAACCACAGAAACGTGGCAAAAAAGCGAAAGAAACTGCTGAATAATTGAACGAGGGGTGCTTATGCATCCCTCTTTTTTTATAGAAAGGTGGAAATATGACACCTACTGATATTTGCAATCAAGCGTTATCGCTTATCAATGCAGGTCGCATCCGTTCTATGACGGAAGAAACAGAACCTGCTAGACAATGCAGATTGCATTATGATCTAACACGTAGAGTATTGTTAGAACAGTTTGAATGGAACTTTGCACGTAAGCGTGAACGAGCGGTATTGTCAGAACATAAGATTGATGGCTGGGGTTATGTGTATGCATACCCTGAAAAGTGCGTTCGCATCCTTGCGGTAATTCCACAGGGGGAACGATACCGAGCGGAAAAGCAACGTGAATATGATGTTTATTTGACTGATAACAATACAAAGTACATCGTATCTGATGTACCATTAATGCACATTGATTATGTATACGATATTACTGATGCTGATGTAATGAACCCTATATTCGTTAAAGCATTAGTATGTAAGATGGCATCTGACCTAGCAATGCCACTAACAGGCAATAGCGGTTTATTCGACCAATCATACAAGCTATATCAAGCAGCATTACAAGAGGCAAAATCTATGAGTGCTAAAGAGCGTAGATTAGATATGCCTTATGTTTCTAACTATATCAAGGCAAGGAGTTGGTGATATGCAACCTATGTATATCGGACAAGTCGCATTTACCACAGGCGAGGTGTCGCCAGATGTATCTAGCCGATTTGACCTTGAACAATATAAAAGTGCATTATTGCTTGCTGAAAATGCGGTGATTAGACCTTATGGAGCGGTAGCACGTAGGCAAGGTTCACAGTTTATCGGATATGCAAAATACCATGATAGACCTGTTAGACTGTTTGAATTTACAACCAATAAGAACCAATCATTCATGCTTGAATTTGGTGATAGGTATGTTAGAGTATGGCGCAATGGTGTATATATAAATGTTGAGGTATCAACACCATTTGAGGCGGACGTTGTAGGCGAATTAAACTGCATCCAAAGTGGCGATGTAATGTTCATTTGTAGTGGTAAGTACCCTATTCAAACGCTATCACGATATAGTGATACTGACTGGCGGTTGAGTGCATACAAACTGACTGAACAACCTTACGATGAAATCAACACGGATAATGGACACACATTAACTGTTAATGGTGATACGATCACATCTACAAAAGACCTTTTCACACAAGATATGGTTGGTAGTGTAATGCAGATTGCATACTATGTGGAGGCGGTACATACACAGATTAGCGGTATCGTTGTAGCGAAAAAAGTCAAACGCTATATGCAACCACAAGGAATAGAAAAGACCTACAACAACATTAATTACAATGTTGAAAGCTACAGTACTGATACAGAATTATCGTGGAAATTCACAACGCATGGTACATGGGAAGGTACTGTAAAGTTACAGATTTCTAATAATGATGGACAGACTTGGAAAGACTACAGAACGTATACATCTAAGAATGACTACAATGTTACTGATACAGGTAAGATAGAGGCTGGAGCAAGGTTAAAATATATCTCCGATATTAAAGGTGGTTCTGTTAATTGCGACTTATCCATTTTGCCTTTCACTCAATATGGTATCGTTGAGATTAAAAGCGTAACTGATGCTAAGAATGCAAAGGTTAATGTTCTGAATGGCATTAAAGAGGGTGAGCCTAGCCACCAATGGAAGTTAGGCAGTTGGAATAGGGGTAGAGGTTATCCGAAACTATGTACATTCTATCAAGACCGATTCGTAGTTGCTGCTACTGATAGCAAGCCTAATTACATTTGGTTTAGTCGAACTGGTGATTATCCTAATTTCGGTGTTGAAAAAGTAGGCGGTACAATCACAGATGATAGTGCAATCACACTACCAGTAATTAACCGCAAGATGTATGAAATAAGACACCTTGTACCAGCTAATGACTTAATCGTTTTAACAAGTGGTAATGAATGGATAGTAGATGGTAGTAAGACTATCACACCTACTAACTGTTATTTGAAAACACAAACACAACGTGGTGCATTGAAATGTGAACCACAGTTTATCGGCAATAGGTGTGTGTTCGTTCAAGAGCGTGGCGGTACTGTTCGTGATATGGGTTATAGCTATGAAAGTGATAACTACACAGGGCAAGACCTTACACTATTTGTTAAAACTTTAGTAAAAGGTCATGTGGCGGTTACAAGTGCATACGCACAAGACCCAGATAGTATCATCTACTATGTACGAGATGATGGACAACTCAACTGTTTAACTTATATCCCTGAACAAAAGGTATATGGTTGGTCGCATTTTGTAACTAATGGCAAATACCGATATGTTGAAAGTGTGGCAGAGGGTGAACAAGATACAATCTATTTTGTGGTAGATCGTGTGATTAATAATAAAAATGTGAAATGTATCGAACGTAGTATTCCACTATACACAGAGGACAACTCCGATGTATTCCTAGATTGTTATGTTAAAGTCGCTAATTCAATTAAGACCGATTACATAAACGCACCTCATCTAGTTGGACAAATGGTAGATATAGTAGTTGATGGGCAACAGATGCCATCTAGGGTAGTACCACCAACTGGGGTTATTAAATTAGATGGTAAAGCAAATGTAATTACTGTTGGTTTACCTTATACTACTAAAATCAAAATACCTAGCGTAGAGCAACAAATAAACGATGGAACATTGCAATGCAGATTGGTAACTATAACACGAGTTGCGTTGCGGTTATATCGTTCATATGGTGGTAGCGTAGGTAAAACATTTGATGATGTAGACGATTTAATTTTAAAACCTAAATCACTATTTACTGGTGATACTGTAATAGCACTACCTAAGATAGCAACTAGCGTTAATACAAATACAGAAATTTGCATAAAACACTCAAAACCTTTCCCATTTAACCTATTAGCGGTTACAAGAGAGGTAGAAATTGGCGGTGGTTTCCCAAATGTTCATGGAATGTAATATTTGCCCCTCTAAGCACGTTTCTTTAATTCGTGAGTTATATATCAACTTACGTTCGATAGATGCCTTAGAGGTTAAATATATAAATCGAAAAAATTCAAACTATGGCGAAAATGACTTTGTGAACGATATTCTTAGGGAAGATTATCAAAGTCGAATTGTTATTGATAATGACAAGCCATTATGTGTGTATGGGGTATCGAACACATCATTAAATGGGATGCATTGCATTTACTTTTTGGGGAGTAAAGATTTTGAACGTAGTTTGACATTGCAAAAGCAATTCATAAAAGTTAGTAGAAATATCATTGGGGAATGGCTACAAACTAGGGAAGTACTTTTTAATTACATACATAAAGAAAATCACCGCACCATTAGATGGCTAAAGTCATTAGGTGCGGTTATTCATTACGATATTAACGATGGGGATATGGTTTTATTCACATTGAGAAAGGGGGATGCGAATGTGTAACCCTATTGCATTAACTGCAGCGAGTATGGTTGGTACGTTGTTTACGCAACACCAACAAGGTAAGGCACAAGCTGCAATGTATAACCAACAAGCAAGGGTGGCAGAGGCTAACGCACGCATAAGTGATCGCAAGCAAGAACAGATTGCAGACCAAGCCTTGCAAGAACGAGATAAGATGTCAGATAAGATGCGACTTATTCAAGGGCAAAACGTAGCGGAAACTGGTGCTAGCGGTTTAGTTATGAGTGGTACACCATTACAATTAATGGCATCTAGCTATGACGAATACAATAAAGATATTCAGAATTGGGAAACTAACAAAAATAACAGTATCTACAATGAATATCTTAATGGTATGAACTACCGCAACGAGGCAAGCACCGCACGAGCAGCAGCATCAAATGCTAAATCACAAACTAGAATGGCAATGCTAGGAACGATATTGAGTGGTGCATCTAGTATCTATGGACTTAAAAGTCAGTATGGCGGAAGTGGTAAAGTTGGCGGATATTATTCACCTAACCTAAAAGCATCTCAACAATCTAACTTGGTTAGAGATGGTAGGTTTGTAAGGAACACTATCAAAAGTAATAAGTGGGGTATCTAATGCGGCTTGTAAATTACAATGGCGAACAAAAACTAAATACAATTAGCGGTGGTGTGCAAGCTACTGGTAATGAATTAGCGTTTGGCGGAAATCAACAAGGTGTAAAAGGTGTAATTAATGCCATTGATAACATTAACGCACAGATGCAAAAGCGACTTGATGAAGATTTGAACATCGCCTATATGAACGCTGAAACAGATTATAAAAATCGTATATCGCATGAATTAACCAATAAAGAAACTGGTATTTTGCACAAAGAGTTAAATGGTGCTGCTAATGTAACGCAACTATTTAACGAAAGTGAATACAATATCAGACAAGAAGTGTTAAGCAATCTACCTAATAACAAACGATTGCGTGAGCGATTTATTCAAATGGCGGATAAAGATTATCACGCAAATAATATGCGTGTCCAAGTGCATGAGCGTTCTGAACGTGAAAAGTACAAGGATGTAACCTTTAATAATAATGTGAAATCATCTGAACAAATTGCAGTACTAGGCTACAACAACCCTAATATTGTATCTAATTCTCTTAGCACCATTAAGAATAGTATTGAAACCATGTATGGTGATAGAGGCGAAGAATTTGTAAAAGCTAAGTATCAAGAGGTGGCTGACAGAGTAGGCGCTGCAATCATTGATGAAACAGTAACACGGAATGATATTACTGCAGGTCCACAAACAATAGCTGCACTAAGAGAAATGGGTGTAAGTGAGGGTGTGTTATCTAAAGCAGCAGTAGCAATCGATAAGGTGAATACACAACAAACTATTGATAAACGTATTGTAGGTGATGTAGACACTTTTGGTGAGGGGAACGCGGAAAAAGCAGCAGATGCATATATTGCTACATTACCTAAAGCAGGGCAAGGCGGAAATATGAACCTAGCTGCACTTGATAGCGCTGTTAATGAACAGTTAGGTAAGCCGTACTTGCTTGGTGGTGATGGTGGAGAAAGCACAGATTGCGGTAAATTTACGCTTGATGTGTCCGCAAAAGCTGGCGTTACGTTGAACTACCGCACCGCTGATGGTCAGTATTTACAAGCTGAACAAGAGGGTAATCTTGTTAAAGATGTTTCACAAGCACAAAAGGGTGATTTAGTATTTTGGCACGTTCCAAGTAATGAGGCTAGATGGGCAACTAGTGATGATCCGAGTGCAGTTAATTCTGACGATAAAGCCTATAAAGGTGTAACTCATGTAGGGGTTTATATGGGTGATGGTAAAGTTGCACAAGCTGGTAGCGGTGGTGTGTCTATTGTTAGTACTGATATATACCCTATCGTTGGTGTAGGTAAGTTTAGCGGTAGTGCTAAAGGTTATACAGATGGCGAACTCTTACAAAAACGAGAAGCATATGTAAAAGCGTACAATGTAGAAGAAAGCAAGCGAAAGAAAGCAAGAGCAGAGGCACTAGCAAGACAAAAAGAGGCTATTCAACTACAATTAATTGAAATGGGTAAGAATGGTGCATCTAGCGGTGAGATGGCTAATTTCTTAGATAATGCTATTGGTGATAATAAAGAACTAACATTAGCGTTTGGTTCACAAAGAAACCAATTCATGAGAGCAAATGAAAGAGAGCAACAAGCTGCTAACCAATCATGGGGAATGAATGAAATTCGTTCTATGATTGGCAATAACAAATCACAAGAAGAAATCTTTAAGTTTATTGATGATAATCATATTAACTTATCATTGGAGCAATACAACTCATTGCGTAGAACAGTTAATGACCGTGATAACGGAACTGGTGATTATGCACCAGAGTTAGCTGGTGTGAATTATGTTCTTAATGATAGTTTAGAGAACATGAATGAGCAACAAAAAGGGTTGGCAAGGATAGGTTTTAAACAACAGATGGGTGCGTGGAAAGCTAAGTTTGTAGCAGCCGAGGGAAGAGAACCAACAACTGGTGAATTAGATTGGGCTGCACACGAAATAGCAGGGCAAACAGTAATTCAAACTACAAACGTAGAACACTTTTGGCAAAATGGAGATAATTATAAAACTAATACATCAATGGCTATATTGGCTGGTGATGGTGTAGTTGATTGGAAAGTACTTGGCGATACACACTATATAAGACTTTATAAGTCTAATGGTGATTTTGAAGATATAGATGAGGGTACATTCCATGCTAGGTATAATATTGAGGGATAGGTGAGAATATGTCTAATAACCCATGGAAAATAGAACAACAAAAAATCAACCCATTTATTAACAAGGATGGTGATCATGGAGAGTTAGGCACACCTGTTAATGGAGTTGTAGGTAATGCGGTAGATGCAGTAAAGCAAGTAGGTAATGCGTTAGGCGGTTTAGCAGATGCACCTTATCTAGTCGATACAACTGGTAGTGGTAAGGATAGAACCTTACAGACTGTATCTACCATTGGTGAGGCTTTAAAGGAAAACCCTATTGTAAATAACCCAGCCTTGCAAGCTGCATCAGCACGCTTTATCTACGCAAGTAGTGATGCGGTAAAAGCTAATGCAGCACTAGACTATGCTAATAAATTAAACATCGGTGCTGATGTTATATTGAATAGTGGCGAAACAGGTTTTACAAGAGCAGCATATCTTGCAAATCAAGTAGAACGTGGTAGAACTGTACAATCTCTATATGATGAGTACCCAGAACTTTACAAGGTTAAATATGGTTCACAGTCAGAGGCTATGTATAGTTTAGAGAATTTACAGTCTATCAAATCTACTCATGGTATATGGGATAGCATCCAACAGAATATATGGTCTATCAATGATCAAATGAAATTAGGCGATGCTGGTTATGAATTATCCAATACTACAGACCCTAAGAAAATCGAAGAACTCACAAACGAAATTCAACGATTACAAACTAACCTTTCAAATTATCGTCATGCAGATGGACTAGATATAGCACAAGCCGTAATTGGTGAAACCGCTGGACAAGGCTACATGATGGCTAAACAAGGTGGTGTAGGTGCGGTAGCTGGTGCAGTTGCTGGTGCATTAATCGGTGGTTTAGCTACAGAGGGCGTAGGTGCAGGTGCAGGTGCTGCTACTGGTGCTAAATGGGGTGGCGGTGCTGATATGGCACGCAATATGTACAAAATGTCATTTGGCAATAAGTACATCGAACTCATTCAAAAGAAAGATGCAAATGGTAATCGTGTTTACACAGACCAAGAGGCTAATCAATACGCTATGTCATTTGCTGCTATTGATGCAGGTATTGAGTTTGCAGCAACCGCAGCTATGGGTAAAGCCTTTAAAGCGGTAGCACCTAAAGGAATGATTGCAAAAGCTATTAGTGCTGGTGTAGGTGATACAGTTAAAACCTTTGATAGAGGTATCGGAACAACAGTTGCGCAGATGGCTAAAAATTCTATTAAATCTGGTGTACCTGAACTATTTGAAGAGGGCTTGCAAGATGTAAATGAAAAGGTACAACACAACCTAACACGCAAGGATAATGACTTAGAGGGTTATTATAGCGTAGGTGATATTGCTATAGGTTCGCTTGATGCTATGAAACAAGCGTTGCCAGCTGTAATAGGGTTTGGTGCTATCGGTGGTGCAGTAGGTGGTGTGCGTACTGCAAAGGCTTTTCGTGATTTTCAGAAGTTGACACCAGAACAACAACAAGCAGCTATCATCGCAGAGCAAAACCGCAATGGCGCAGTCATTATGGATAATGTTCGTAAGGATAGCACTACCAATAAAATCGCAAAAGAAAACCCTGAACTATACGGAAAAATCGTACAAGCACAGGGCGATAAGGTTGGAGTATCAACTCAATATGTAGATGTAGCGGAATTAGTACAATCTGAAAACGGACAACTGGCAATTCGTGATATGGTTGATAACGGCTTAGTAACACAAGAGGAAGTGAAAGCAGCTATTGAGGCTGATGCACCTGTTGAAATTCCTATTGGTAGTTATGCACAAGTATCTATGAACCTATCAGATGAAACAGTAGAGGCATTGAAACAAACCTCTTACTTTACACGTGGCGGTATGTCATTAGCTACGCTAGAACGTGCAAAACAAGAAGTGGATGTAGCTAAATCTGTATTAAAAGACGATACATCTAAACGTGCTGAACGTATCAAAGATGATATTATCCGTAATGAGTTTGAGGGTGCATCTGATGTAGATCGTGAAGTACTTAATCAAGTATTGGCAGACCCTACGAACATTAAACGTAACTTCAATAACTTATTGCATACCTTGAAAGAGCAATATAGAGAAACCTATGCAAGCGACTTTGACAATGCAGATAAATCTATCAATGATGCGGTAAGTACTGGTATTGAACCACAATGGTTAGTTGATTATAAAGCTAACAATGGCGGTAAAGCACCACGTACTAATGCAGAACGTAGACGAGCAGCATATGAGTATAGCAGAGCAACTACAACTGAAAGCCTTAATGGTAACGCTGATGCACTAGCACAATCTGATGCACATTATGCAGATATGGAACATATGTTGATGCAAATCGAAAGTTTAGAGGCTATGAAAGATAAAGTCTTTGAATTGGCGAATAATGACATAGCATTACGGATGCAATTATCTAAAAGTGGATATGATGTGTACAACGAAGTAGTTAAAGCTATTAGTGAAAGCACAAATAGAAAACAACGTGAAACTGCAAAAGCAAATGCATTATTGATGGCACAACACGCTGATATAATGGCACAATATATGCGACAAATGGGTAAAGGCGGTTATACCGCTATGGACTATTTGCGTGATAGCGTGCGTATTAATATGAATGCAGTTTTAGACAATCAAAAAGGTTATAATCAAAATACAAAAGCAGTATGGGAAAGCAAACTTGATAAAGTATTAAGTGATTGGGCTAACAATGTAGATAATGCTAATAATATAGGAAGTAAAAAAACAATAGATATAATGGATTCACCATTAGTCTTTAAGTTGATTAATCTTGACTTAAAAAAAATCAAAATTACAGGCGGTGTTTTGCATAAAATATTGCGTTCACCTGTATTTGATTCTAACGGTAAAAGAATTTTATCTGGACATAATGATACAGTTTCCATTGATATGTTGAAACAGTTACCTAATACCATTGCAAATCCATCTGCAATATTTAGTGCAGATAATGGCAAAAAAATTATCATTATAACTGAAGTAATTGGTTTAAACGGAAAGCCTATAATGATGCCAATATTATTGAACAAATACAATGATAGAGGTGATTATCATGTTGTACAATCTTATTATGCTAGAAATACCAATATAGCGTATTATGATTTGTTATTGGGTGGGGATTTAATATATATAAACAAAGAACGACTTAGTAATAATCCAAAAAACCAGCCACCATGGCTTGGGGGGATTAAACTAAGTCGTTCATTTATTAATAGTATACCAAACGAAAATGATTTAGACAATCTCCGAAAACAACATAATTATCAATATTATCAATCCGCATGGCATGGTTCGCCACATGACTTTGACACATTTGATTTAGGTGCTATTGGTACTGGTGAGGGCAATCAAGCACATGGTTGGGGTTTGTATTTTGCTAAAGATAAAAAAGTATCCAAACTATATAAAGAGGTATTGAGTAAAGAACAAGGCTCTAACAAAAGCAGTTTATTTAAAGTAGAAATACCAAATGAAACAGAGTTATTACCAGAGCAACACCCTATTTCTGGATATAGTCGATATGTAAGAGATAGCTTGAAAAACGGATTACATAAAATGTCAGAAGAACAACTGGAACGTTTTACAAGTCTATTAATTAAATATCACAAAGGGTCTATTATTGGTGATGAATGGACAAATAAATACACACGCTTTATGGATGTAGGGTACATAATATCTGAACTACATAACAAAAATAAAACAATAAATGACATCAATAAAATTCAAAAAAGAAATATTGATAGATTTTTAAAAACAGTAGGCATCGATGAAGATATTGACACCATATCTAGTAACGATGAACTATTAAAAAATGTATATGAAAAGTTTAGAAATGAGTTATATCCAAAATATGAAAAAGAAAAACAAGTAGAACGAGAACGTGAAGAAAAAGCTATCTTGAATGTTAAGACTGATGTATATGGTGCATTAGAGAAAACAAATATTGATGGTAAACAGCTGTATTCATTCTTATCTCATGCACTTGGCAATGATGAACATTTTAATCTTCATAATGTAAAAAATGCTAAAAAAGCTAGTGAATTTTTAAATAGCATCGGTATAAAAGGTATATACTACGATGGCGAACAAGATGGACGATGCTATGTAGTGTTCGATGATAAGGCAATCAACGTCATTGAAAAGTACAATCAATCTGTTAATGGTATGACCGAAATCATGAAAGATGGTAAACGCATCATCAGCATTTTCAAAACTGCAGATAGAAGTACATTCTTACACGAAATGGGTCATGTATTCTTTGATGATATACAAAAATTAGCATCTATGGAAAACGCACCTGAGCAACTTGTAACAGATTGGAACAAGTTGAAAGAGTGGAGCGGTTGGGTTGATGGTGAAAACGTAGACAATACCAAAGCACATGAGAAATTCGCACGAGGTTGGGAAAGCTACTTGCGAAGTGGTGAAGCACCAACAAGTGCATTGCAAAGAGTATTCCGTCAATTCTCCAAATGGCTAACATACATTTATCGTAGCGTTCAACGATTAGGTGGTGAAGTACCATCTGACATTAAAGATGTTATGGCACGTATGATCGCAACCCAAGAGGATATTGAGGCATACGCAGAGCAACAACAACTAGAACAGTTTGAAAAAACTGAACTGTATAAGCAACTATCCGAGCAAGACCAAGCACGTATGCAGTCTTATATTGCAGATGTAAAAGAAAAAGCAAAAGAACGTGTGATGCGTAAACTCATGAAAGAACTTGATAATAGACCTATCAAGGAATGGGAAGAAGAAAAGGATGCAATACAAGGCGAAATCGAAAAACGATTGATTGAACAATATCCTATCTATAAAGACCATCAACGATACAACACATTTGGTGAGACTGCTTTTGAAAAAACACAATACAATTCTATTGAAGAGTTAGAGAAAGCAGAAGTAGAACAAACTGGCGCTACATTTAACGATGCTATTAATCAAGAAATGGACAATGCAAAAGCAGAGTTTATGCGTGATAATAATGTAGGCAAAACCAACGAACAAATAGCAGAAGAAATCTTGCTTAGTACACAAGGTCAAATGAAATTAACCGAAGAAGAAAGTAAGATTATCCAACAATCTACTAATCGTGAGTTAGCGAAGAACTGGGAATTGCTAGAACGTATTCGTAAGTTAGATACTAACGCAGAAACTATCGATACAGAGTTAGACGAAATCGAAAAAGAGGTTAAGCCTACTAAGTACGATGAGTTGAAATCTGATAAGAAAAAAGTAGATGCTGCTTTATCTGATACTACTAAGCAACTAGAAAAAGCAGAAGAGCGTATCGAACGCTTACAAGCTATGTTAAATAACCGCATCAACAATGTACGTTCTATTCGAGGTGCTGGACTTGGTACAATTTCAGACTACATGGAGCGTGCAAGAAAAGAGTTGGGTGCATTACCTATTTCTAATGCGGTACAGTTTAAAACGTATCAAAACAAAGCTGTAACTGCTGGTAAAAAAGCAGATAGAGCATTGGCAGTAGGTGATGTTGATAAGGCACTTGGCTTTAAGCGTGAACAGATGCTACAACAAGCAAGGGCAAGAGTAGCGTTTGAGAATTTTGAAAAGTCCAAGAAATTGCGATTGAAATTAAAACAACAATTACAACGCATGACTAGACCCAAGAACCCTATTGCTATTGAACCTAATATGCGTTATTTCTACAATCACATGGCATATCAAATGGGTTTAACTAAGTATGACGGCTTACAACCTGTTGATGGTTTTGATATGAATAGTGTGTTAGCTGCATTAGATCCTGATGTTGGTATTCTAAATCAACAATCTATGGTTCAATTAGAACCTTGGATAGTTGAGATGTTCTACTCTAAAACACCTAAACCATTCCGTTCCATCACGATGAATGAGTTAGAAACCTTAGAAGAACTCATGACTGGTATGTATAAGAACGGCAGAAATGAGTATGAGGGTACAACAATTCTCAACGATAAAGGTGATAGTGTATCGTTTGAAAATGCAGTACAAGAAATCATTGGCGAGGCTACAGAAACATTTGGCAAAGAAAGTGGCGATGTATTCAACAAACTCAACAATCAAACTAAGATGGATGCAGTAAGTGGTAAGTTGTATAGTTTCCACTTAGCATTGCTTAAAGTTGAAACATTCTTACGCAGAATGGGTGGCGGTAAAAATGGGTTCGCAGTTAAATACATCTATGACCCAATCAATAGAGCAACACAAGCGTTCAATGAACGTAAAGAAGTGTCTATGCGTAGACTGGCAAAAGATGTAGGAATATATTCCAAGCGTGAACTGTTTGATATGCGAAATGACCATTTGTATACAGTTGGTGAGTTATACGGCTTAACAAAAGAGCAACTTATCATGATTGCTCTTAACTGGGGTACGGAAAGCAACCGACAACGTGTAATGGAAACCACAAAAGCAAATGAGGTTGAAATTGAACGTGCGTTCCAAGAACACATGACTGATAAGGACTGGGAGTTTGTTATTCGTACATGGGATCATATCAATTCATTCTTTGAAGAGCGCAGCCGAGTACAAGAGGAATTATACGGAAACCCATTGAAGAAAGTAAAAGGTTTAACATTTACTATTGGTGGTAGAAACATTGAGGGGCAATATTTCCCTATTGTGTACAATCCTAAAGTCAATGCATCTGTAAGCGACAACCAAGTTGAAGATATTGCTAAAACTATGGTTAGTAGCAATGCAGTATGGGGAACTGGCATGAGTGCTACTAAATCACGTTTAGATGTGGTTAAGGATAAATCATTGTTACTTGATTTTGATGTAATTCCTAATGCTATTACAGAGGCTATTAATCACGTTACAATGCGTAAAGCGGTAACTGATGTTAATAAGCTAATCAGTAATAGAGAATTGCAAAACTACATTGTGGATAAGTTTGGAGCTGATACGTATCAATTCTTGCGAACTTGGGTTCGTGATAACTGGCAAGATGAACCAGCAAAGGTTAGTGCGTTTGATAGATTAGTACTTACATTAAAGAAAAATACATCAACCGCAGTTATGGCTGGTAGAATATCAGTAGCTTTACAAAATGCGTTGAACTTACCAGTTGCGTTTTATCGTATTGGTGTAGGTAACACTATTAGAGCTATAAATCATGCTGGAATAGGGTTCTATGGACACGGTACAACTACTTATAACAACACTAGAGATTTTGTATTAGCACAATCAATCTTCATGCGTGAACGTGTTCAAACTTTGGATAAAGACTTGAAACAAGGCTTATCTATTGGTGGTAAAGGTATTCGCATTAACGATACTAATATTGCTAATTATAAAGCAGAACAACTTGCTGATATTCGAGATGATATAAACCAAATGGGGTTTAGATTGCTTACAGAAACAGACTTTGCATTGTCTATTCCTGTATGGAAATTTGCATATGATCAAAAGCAAGCGGAATTAATTGGTAAAGAGGGTGTAAGTCTTGAATGGATAGAACAACAATCTATCGAGGCTGGCGATAGAGCGGTTAGAGATATATTTGGTAGTGGTGATACTAAAGATGCTGCTGCAATTCAACGTGCTAGAAGTTCTGTTATGCAAATGTTCGTACCATTCTATTCCTACGCTAATACGCTTTATAACATTATTACAGAGGGGAACTACGCACGGAAAGATACTGGTGATCACGCAAGGTTCGTTAAAATGCTATGGTGGACATTGATTTCACAAGCAGTAGGTATGACGGCTTACAAAGCTATGACGAATGGCGATGATGATAAGCCTGATGATTTAGCTAAGTCATTTATCGAAGAATTAGTTGCACAAGGTACTATGGGTATTCCATTGGTTAGGGATATAACCAATATGGCTATGAAGTTTGTATTGAGAGAAAGACCTTATAATAAAGGAAACACAGTATTAGCTACAAGCATAGCAGAAAAATTCTACGATGTTGGAAACGCTATTATGTCAGACAAGAAAGATGGTGTTGATTTAGGCAGAAGTCTTAGTCAGTTAGCGAACAGGGCAACTGGTTTTAGTGATACTGTTACAGATGGACTATGGACATTAGCTAAATATGCGTTCACCGATACCGATGCAAAACTAGAAGATGTAATCATGGCTATCATGTTTGACCGTAGACTTAAAACTAAAAAAGATAAAAAGAAACATTGATAAATAAGGACTATCCATTATGGGTAGTCCTATTTATATACAACTGAAAGGGGATGTTAAATTGACACCAGAAGTACTAAAACCATCTGTAGTGTATCAATGTGATGGGAAAAACAAGAAGTTTATTTTTCCTTATGATTTTGTACAAATCGAGGATATTAAACTAACTATCGTTGATGCGGATGGAACAGAGGCGGTACAAGTAGGCAATATCGATTATGACGAAAACACCAAATCGGTAATTTACCCAGCTAATGGGGATGCACTAGCCGTAGGGCAAAAGGTTATCCTAGAACGTAAAACACCAATTTCACAAGATATGGACTTGCCTGATGAGTATCCATTCGAGAATATCGAACACGCAACCGATAAGATCATACTCATTTTACAAGAAATGAAAGCAGAACTAGACCGTTCCTTAAAAATTCGAGTGGATAGCGACAAAAACGCAAATGAAGTTGCAAAAGATATTGTAGAGCGTTCTGTAAAAGCTGCTAATGATGCAATTAATGCAATGAATGTTATTTCTGAAAAGTCCGATAAGATTAATGCTAATGCAGATATAATCAACCGATTGGGCGAAGAAATCAAAACGATTGCATTGACTGTTGATGATAAATTGGCAACGGCTAATACCGCACTTGATACATCCTCAACTAATGTTGCTACTGCAGAACGATTAGTTAGAGATGCAAAGGCTTATGCAGGGCAAACAACTGTTGATAAACGAGATATTAATGATTTAGTCAGTCAAGCACGCAATTTAAAAACCGACATTGATAATAAACAAACATCAATCGCAAGTAACGCTATCAAGGCAACAGATGCGGCAAAACGTGCAGAAACAGCAGCTAATAAAGCAGAACAAATTGCATTGCCTAATGGCGGTGGTTTAATTACAAAAACAGAGGCAAATACAAAGTTTATTCCTAAAGATAGCTTGTATGGCATTGTGTCAGTAAAAGACTTTGGGGCAGTTGGCGATGGTGTAGCAGATGATACGGCAGCATTTAAACGTGCTAATGATAACTTGAAGAATAAAATCTTGTTGATACCTAATGGCATCTACAAAATCAATGAGCATCTATCGTTTAACACAGTCGATAGCGTAATGGATATGGGTACTTATAGCAATATCAAGCCATTCTATCCTACTGAAACACCGATGCTTAAAGGTGCAAATAATATTGCGTTTGTTAAAAACATTCAATATGGCGATGAAGTCAACCAATGCCAAGGGTTTACTTACAACGATAAGAAGAATGTATTCGTGTTAGCTTGTATCAATGGTGATGGTACCAACCAAGTATTATATGAACTCAATTCATCTACGTTTGAAATTGTAGGCACTTACAAGTTTAATGACCCAGATAAGATGGGGCATTGTAACACAATGTGTTATAACAAAAACACTAACAAGATTTATATTGCCAATGGCTTAAAAAATGGTAATAACTTAACAGTACTTAATGCAGATACAATGCAATATGAACGTACTATCACATTGAATGAACGTGTATTTAATATTGGCTATGACCCAATCACACGTACTTATGTAAGTATCGTACCTATTAGTGGTCAACAACGCTTACGTGAAATCAACTTATACAATGATGATTTTGTGAAAATGAAAACATATCAAGTTGATTACCAATACGATGATTTTAATAACAATGGTGCTTTCATGTTAAATGGATGCATCATGAGTGCTACTTTGGGTAGCTTGGTAGAATGTACACCATTTGGCACAGTTAAACAGATTATTGAAATCAATAGAACTACTGAAATCGAAGATATAGCTTATTACAACGGAAAATTCTATTTTGCAGTTTTAACAGAAAAACCTAATAAGCGACACCAAGTTGATATTTATGTGGGCGATCCAAACAAAGACTATCAAAACTCTATCAATACTGCACGATTAGCAACGCTTGATTATCTCAAACTAACAGGTGGTACATTAAGTGGCGCACTTAAAATGGCTAACAATACCTTGATTGAGGGTTATAAGCCAGACGGACATGGTGTTGGTATTGCTAAAGTATCTACTAGCGGTAACGTAGAAGTGGGCGATAATTCTGTAAATACCTTTGTTAAAGGTAAAGAGTTTAAGCATTACGACGGAACAGATAGTTATACAGTAATTACCACCAAACACTACGGAACTGCTATCTATAAGAAAAAAGATGTGGATGATAACTTTGTTAAGAAAACAGAAGTAGACCAGTTAGGCTTTCCGTATTCTAAGATTGAGGCAGCGACAGACTGGAACACACTTACAACACAAGGTGCAATCGAAATCAACTTTGACGGCGGTGCTAACAACCCTCCACGTTCGCACAAACAAGGTATGCTAATCGTAATGAATTTTGGCAAAGGTAAGATGATAGACCAAACATTCCATGCGTTCAACGGCGAAACATATCATCGTATGTTCATGGCTAACACATGGAAATCTTGGGGCAGGGTTCAAACATCCTTAAATAGCCGATTGAAATTGTGGAGTGCTACTGGTGGAAACGAGGTGTATGTTGAATAATGCCTAATCTAAAAGTTAAGAAAGGGAATGATACTTTAACATTTGGACTGACCGATAATGTGCGTGATGTTGGTGATAGACGATTAACCTTTGTGATTGGTGGTAAAAAATATTATGCACGATTGGGCGATACAAAGACCGCATTTGTAGTGCAACGCACATCCAATGGTAATAAAAACTATATACAAACAAGTCCAATTTCCTTTAAACCATGGGGGTGGTCGAAGTACCCAACCGATGTGAGAGGGACTGAAAAAATGTTTGTGTACTTACCCAAAGGGAGATATAGGGCGGCTGTATATGCTATTTCTGGAGATAGCAACGAATTTACAATAACTGAGTCAAAAGACATTGAAGTCAATGTATCTGTTTCTACTGGTCTTATATCAAAGGCTACATTCAATATTGACGGATGGAGAAGAGAAATGATGACAAAGGATAGTAATTTGAGCATCCAGATAGAACGAATTGGAGAGTAAACATGATTGAAGTATTTTTGCTACCACCATTTGTGGTTGAGGTTTTTAATGTGAGTGAGGCAATTAGAATTTCATTAGCCATATTCACAAGTGTTGTATTGGTGTTTGTTGATACATTCTTGCGTGTCTTAGTTGAGGCACGCAATTTTAATTTAGCGACCAATAGAGAATTAACCATTAAGAATATGTTCCTTGCGATTATATGGCGAGGATGGGCGAGTGTTGAAGTTAATGGTAAGCAACGCAGATTTTTAGTGAGTGGAAAACTACGAGCAGATATGACTAAGAAATTAGTTAAATCTTATCCTTGGCTTTTCTTATTGTCATTTATCTTGTTAATCTTGCCTGATGTGGACTTTCCTATACTAGGTAGAATTGATGTATTTCTATCTACATTGATGTATCTAGTACCTATCATGGTTGAATTAGCATCTATTGTGGAGAATATGATTGAACTTGAATTTGTGGAAAGTACATGGTTTAAGCGTGCGATGAAATTGGTTAAAGAGTTGATAGCGTTCGTTAAATCAATAAAGGATGCGATTAAATGAAAATTAATTATGAGGACACTATAACCTTAGTGGCACTAGCGGCTGCACTAATCATGACTATTTATCTTGAACAAAAAGATTTGGCAAGCGTAATAGTTGGTGTGTTAGGCGGTTATATCGGTGCTGCTAGTGGTTCTAAACGCTCCCAACATACAAATGGGGGCAGCAATGACAATGAAAAGGAGTGATTAGAATGGCTGAATTAGGACAGTTGAGTGCGGAATATGAAAGTAATGGTGATCCAGCGTGTGTATCTAGTGGCATCAATGATGCAGGCGGTATCTCTTATGGTACGTATCAACTAGCAAGTAATTGTGGTAGTGTTGATGCGTTTCTTGGTTGGGGGTTAAAGCAAGGTGGCTTTTACAAGGACTACGCAAGAGCATTGATTGATAGCGGTGAAATCAATTCTGATGGTTTTATTGCTAAGTGGCAAGAGTTAGGTACGCTTGATGCGGTAGGGTTTGAACAGATGCAACATGACTATATCAAAAGTGCTTATTACGATGTAGCGTGTGAGTACCTAAGACAGAATATGTTTAATGTGGAAAAACATTCCAATGCATTAAAGGATGTAGTATGGAGTCGAGCAGTACAGTATGGTACTGGTGAAATCGTCAATATGTTCAATGATGCGTTGAAGTTAATGGAAAAAGCATTAGATATTGAATTACCAAACCTATCCTATATCGATGATAAGCGGTTTGATTATGACCTTATCGCTGGTATCTATGATACGTGCATGAGCCTTGAATGGAATAGTAGCGTGTTACGTGAAAGTCTAAATAATCGATTTGCTGATGAAAAGTTTAAGGCTTTAAAAATGCTAATGGAAGAGGTAGAGGGGGCATAGATGAATGTTTTATTTGTCTAAGATACTAACTTATATCAAAACACACAAACGCACCGTACAAGTGCTAATTCCGCTATTAGTGTTTGTATTCCTTTGTGTAGGGTGTTATCACTTGTACAACAAAAGACAGATTGAAAAGCCTGTTGTGGTAACTCAACAACAAGCTAAATCTCCAAAGGAATTGGCCAAGGCAATCCATGTAACAGAACAACAAGCGAAAGAGGTTATTTCCATTAAGGAAAGAACTCAACCAGTAGCGACATACTACACACAAGCACCTACAGTAGAAAAAGCTGCAGAAAAGGTTAAACAGGATATTGCGCATAGCAACCCTAATTTACCTAAAGCAGCAACTGAAAAATCTGATAGAACCGCAGTAGTTGCTAACACAGATGAACAAAAGGTAGATGTATATAAGATTAATCTAAATAAATAACATAAAATAAAAGCTGGTGTTACTGTGATTGACAAGAAAATGTATGAAACTATCGGTTATCAAGCTGGTAGAGTTGAAATGCTAGGGCATTTTGAGGGAACACAATTTAAAGGCGGTAGTGTACTTTATACAGTAAAGGCATGGTGATCTAATCTATCTCCGAGTTGCACGGCTTGCAACAACAGTTGTATATGAAATTGAGGGTAGCGTAATTGCTACCCTCTTTTTTTATTGCCGTCAAAAATTCGTCAAAAACTGATTTTGAAATATGATATTTTCTGTAAATGGTTTTAATAAACCACAATATAAAACTTTGATTATTACAACGTATTTTGAAATTTAAAATAAAATCAAGAGATATAACCTTTTATGATCGTTAAAGATGTAAGTGTAAATAAGTGCTTATTTACTGTGTATTTTATGTGTAGTAACATCAATTCGTCAAAAATCGTCAAAAAAATTATTCAAAAATTTTAGCAACTGCATTTGATGCTGCTGCTTTCATTTCGTCATTGTAATGTGCATAGGTTTTCATAACCATTTGTGGTGTATCACCAAGTAGTGATGATACAGTTTTCACATCAAGTCCATTTGATAATAGCTTTGTAGCATAAGTGTGTCTTAGGTTATGTGCAGAAAGGTTATCTCCAAAGCGTTTTAAGTAAGTGTTTATTTGCCATTTAACACCATTTTTCTTATATGGGTTCAAAACTAAACCATATTCATATTCTAATTCATGAGATTTATACTCTATAAGTATATTTTCTAATATAGGTGGAATTGGCAAAATTCGCACCGAATTGGCAGTTTTAGTTTTCTCAAAGGTGATAACACCTTTACGGAAAGAAAGTTGCTTGTTTACGTGAATTTGGCGATTTTCTAGGGATATATCATTCCAAGTTAAACCATACACCTCACTAAACCTCATGCCAGTATATCGTGCTATTTGTAAAAAGTAATATGCTTGTGGATATTTTTCCCTCATGTACTTGGCGAATTGGTTTAAATCTTCATCAGAGATTGTATGGATCATACTCTTTCGTTCGATGCGTGGCAACCTAACACCATCACATGGGTTATCTGAAACAATCTTATATGGGTTAATGGCAATATAAAATATCCTTTCTACAACCTTATAATACGAATTAATGGTAGTAGGTGATGTAGCCATTTTGTTTATTGCGTTCTGAATATGTAGAGGCTTAACATCTGACAACTTCATATCGTGAATTGACTTGAAAGCACACACGGCATGGCGATACATAACTAATGTATTATGCGTAACGTGTGCCTTTTTTATTTCAAGGAACATATCCGCAAATTCCCTGAAAGTTAATTCTTTCAAGGTTACATCTTTGGTAAGTAAGGCGGTTTTGTCTAACTCTTTAACTATAACGTGTCCGTATTCCTTAGCCTCACGTTTGGTTTTAAAACCTTGCTTAGACTTTTGTTTCCATTTATAGCCGTCTTTGTAAGCTACAATGATTTGAAAGCCTTTGTCTTTTTTACGTATTGTAAAGTTGTATTGCATAATGTACCTCACAATATATGCGTGTAGAAGTTTATTCCATCAAACTCAATTTCCCTTGCATGCGCCATTCGTTCTAACAAATCAATATGAGCATGGCTGAACATATCATCATTTAATATATGACCTATCTCATGTAATATACCTTTTCGTTGTACATCAATAGGTTTATCACGATTAACGAGAATGGTGTAAGTTCCATCGTCATTTAAAGTAAGTACTGCATTTTGAGTTGGTCTTAACTTAGTGTAAATCAAAACTATATTCATAATACTTAACCCCCTTATGTGAGTATTGTATCTCATGAAATGGGAATGAAATTACACATGTTATATGTTAGTGTATTCTATAAAACCAAGGCTTGTATTTCTTTGATAATAAATCATAAGCGTATTTACTTGCTAAATTCCCATGATATTTGGTTTTAAGATGCATAAATAAAACTAACTGAGGGTCAAAAGGATAAATATCAGCAACCATTTCTAATTTCTTTAACTCTAAATCGCTTATTTTGTGATTTTTAAGTACTTCTTTATAAAGCAAACGACCACCATTTATATCTATTTCTTTCATAATAAAGTCGCAAATTGTAATATCGTTATCAAATAGGCTCATAGCATAAATATATGTAGCCATATATTCATCTGGGGTTTCATTTCGCATTTTTGTTGTTTCACATTCGGAATGCCAAATAGAACTAAATTTCTTAAATCCAATCTGGTCATGAAAGCTTGTTGAGTTAGTCAAAATATAAAATGCGATGATGATAACTATTAACAATATAACAAGTGCAAATATAACCATATTATTTACCCTCTCTTTTCTTTAACATTTCAATAGTATTAATTACAAAATCAATATCATCTTTTGACATGTCTTTACTAGCATCGAATAGTATGCGTAAATTTGGATTATCTTTAATCGCTTGTGCGTATTCAGTTACAGATGGATCATTATAATATGGTTGGTTATCAGAGTATTTGTTTTCGATTAAGTCCGCTTTATTTACTCTAAAGTAATTAGCTAGTCTTTCAATCTTATCAATGCGTGGATAGTTATCACCATTCAACCAACTGGCAAGCGTTGTATAAGATATATTGTTATCATTGGCTACTTCGTTTCTAGTCTTTTTATATAAATTCATATAATATCTTAGGTTTTTAGCGAATATTTCTTTATTTCCTAAATCACTCATTGTTTTTACCTCACTGTGATTTTTAAAATTTTTATTTACTATCTATATCATATATTTAAACTGTAAAAAAA